GCGGCGGCTTGCCACTGCTCGACAGTCTGACCTGCGGGCATCAGTTGCCCAAGGCCATGCCACTCACGCTGAGTGGATGCATAGGAGGCGGTGGAACGGGAGATGGTATCGATTTGATGTGCCATGATTTGCTTTCTTGAGTTACTTGAATTGGGACTGAAGCGCAGTCCCCACGCTGAGAGAGAAATCTCTCTCGGATTTAGATCGAGGCAGTATCGACAGGCACATCGGCCCGCACGACTATTACCTCATAGGACTTCTTCGCTTTGAAGAAGGCGGCAGCTTGAAGCTGGGCAGCGTAGCTGGTTTCGGCGTGGACAACAGTCTGCTTGCCACGATAGAACGCAATGAACGGATACATCTTCTCTCTCCTTCTTAGTTACACACGATGAAGCGCTCGACCTTCTTGATGGTCTCCTCGTGCTCCTTGGTCACGATGCGGCACGAGTTGCTGTTCTCCTTGACCCATGCGCTGATGTTGACTGTGATCTCGAAGGTCTGCGGGATTGCCACATCTTCCTTGACGAGCTTCTTGTAGGCAATAGCCCGAGTGTCGTGCTCCCAAGCGAAGCGCCGGGTGAAGCTGAAGTCTCGGTTGGGCACATCGGCCCCAGCGTAATCGCTGGTGCTGGCCTTCCATCCTTCGTCGGTGAACTTAGCCAGCAAGCTGGTGAGCTTGGCATCTTTGAACGAGTCGAGGTCGCTCAGCATGACGCTGATGAACACCACATCGCTGAAGTGAGCGATGCGCACGCTGGCGTTGGCCCGGAGCTTGGGCGGCAGGGAGTTGAACACCATCGCCACGATGGGCTGGCGCAGTAGTGTCGGCTTGATGAGCCGCTTTGCGGTCTCGATGTTGTAGTCAGTAGCGGCTTGCTTGGCCTTGATTTTGAATGCGTTTTGCATGGTTGCTTTCCTTTGCTTGAATGCCGGTGAACCGCACCGGCGACGGTGAATGGGGGAACCGTTCCCCCGTTCTTGTTGATAGGGGCTTTTGAGGGCGAGAGACACTGGTCGTCTCGCCCCTGTCTGGCTCAGCGCTTGGCCTTGACCTTCTTCTCGACCTCAGCCAGAACGAACGCGCCCTCGACCTGCGGTTGGTAGAAGTTGATGTCGTACTGGGAGTCCTTCTCGCCCGGCACATACCAGACCCAGTAGGTGTAGCCGTGCTTGTCGAAGCGCTTCATCAGCGCATGGAGGTCGGTGCCACTCTCCCACTCGAACACATTGGTCAGCAGGTAGTGGAACTCAGGTTGCTTGTGCTTGATCAGCTTCTCGGTCATGTTGATTACTTCACTCATTTGCTTTCTCCTTGGTTGGTTGCTTTCTCAATGCCGCGCCACAGTTGTTCGCGGGCTTTCCACACATGCCTACCCCCGTAGGGGAGGTTGCGTAGCTCTTGCATGGCGCGGTGCCATGCGTTGTCCTCGACGAGCATTACCTCGTCCGTAGTGCAGATAGCGCCGCCCTCGATGATGGAATGCGCTCGGCTGAGCGTTGTGCCCCAGTTGCGGGTAGGGCCGGTACATAGCGCGGCCCAGATAGCGCGTCGGTTAACTCTGATTGACATGGCTTGCGTGCTCCTTCATATCAGCCTCAGTCCACACCGAGCGGTAGAACACCCGGGCGTATCGCACGCTCTCGTCGGCGTCGGGCCACACTTGCCGGGCGTACATCTCTGCCGCCAGCTTGGTTGCGAACAGCACAGGCCATCCTTCTGGGTCAGCGCCCAGCACATACCACACTTCTTTCATTTGCTTTCTCCTTCGTTAAAGAACTCGTTGCCACACAGAAATGACACGCTGGTTCTCCTCAAGGTCGTCGAAGGCATAAGCCTGCGCCTCGCTGGACGAGAGGGCGTTGTACTCAATAGGCTCACGGGTCACATACCCGTCGCCCTCAGTCTCGATCACTACCATGTACTCATTCATCATTGCTTTCTCCTTGCTTGAATAGCCCGGTAACCGACCGGGCGGCGGTGAATGGGGGAACCGTTCCCCCGTTAATCATTCCTCATTCCTACGCTTGATGCGCCACAGGGCAGGCATATGCGCAGCACGACGGCCAACGCACATATAGCTGTGCAGGCTCGCCAGATTGTTCTGCTCGACCTGCGAGAGCAGCATCCCCCAAGTATCGGGAAGGGGCGCGGCATCGGCGATCCTCTGCTCCAACCTATCCCTCGCGTCGATCAACAGCGTGCGCTTGAGGTGGTAGAAATCCCTCGTGTCCTCGTCTTTGAAGTTGTACTCCACAAGATCGGTGCCATCCCCGAACGGGTCTTTGATTACGGCCTTAGCGTTGGTAAAGGCTGACCTCACCCGGTTCATATGCTCGGCGATCTGTAGCTTGAGCTTCTGGTATTGCTTGAGCACTGCATCGGACGGCGTGCTGAATTTGTCCAGCTTCTTGCGGGACACCCTGCGCTGGCGCTTGCGTGTCTGCTCCGAAGCCTTCGTCTTACGACAGCTAGCGCATAACGGGCCGACGATCTTCTGCGTGGTGTCGGATGCCCACCCATACTTGCGAGCCTTGGCTGGCGATGGGGTTGTCCGGAAGTCCTCGATCTCCTTGGTCTGCGCACACTTGTAGCAAACCTTCATGCCCTCCGGTGCGGTCAGGTCAGGCATCGCCGGCTTCTTGCGTGCCCACCACTCATGCTCCTGAGCGGCGGCGATGAGCACGCGCTTGATCTGGTTGCCCGTGAAGTACGGCTTGTCCTTGGCCTTGCTGATGTCCTCCAGCGCCTGCGATGCCGCGCGTAGCGCCGCTCGGCGTGCCTTCGACCCGCCTTGCTTAGCCATCGTATCGAGTAGGTCTCGGGCCTCGGCCACGAGATGCGTGGTGTCACCCTCCCAGCGGAAGGTGGTGGTTTCGGGATAGGTCTGCTCCATTGGTGGCTCCTTTGTTGATGTAGCCTACGAATCTTACCCCAGTATAAGGCGAAATGTCCAGTACGCCTTTACTCCAAGCGATGCCGTGGAACCCGCATGAATACAGGCGATGCGAGGGTGTCACCCCCCGTACATTCGAAAAAAAAAAAATGCTATAGCTCTTGCCTAGCACACTATATATCGAAGCTAAGTAAAGGAAACGAACGCTAACATACATAGATTGATACCCTCCCATATATATAAGTTTTTTTAAAATGATATGTATGTATGTTGATGTGACCCGGACGCTAGGATTCATGCGGGTTAGCGGGCGATTGCTAGCGTAAAGGCTAGTTGGACTTCTGTCTGATGCGTTTTTTGCATAGTTTCATAGGTGGAACGGGGGAACCGTTCCCCCGTTCCCTTCCACCAATCAGCACAGGCGCTGTTGCACGCCCTCGTCGAGCTTGGTCTCGATCCAGTTCTCGAAGCCCTGCTCGCTGGCGAAGGTGTGCGTCTCGGTTGCGTCGGATGCCCAGATGTGGAACATCTTGTAGTTGGGCTTGGCCTTCCCGCAGGGGTAGTAGGTGTCGATGCGGTAGTCCTTGCCGTGGATGCGCAGGGTTCCGGTCTGCTCGTAGGTGGGGCGGGTGTTGCGGTTCATTTGCTTCTCCTATTGAGTCGGGCAGGATTGCCCCCTCAGCCCCACGCGTGAGGCTGAGAGAGTTTCCGGGTTGGATCAGATGCAGGAGACTTCGGGCGGGTCGATCTCGTCAGCGCCAGCTTCCACGGCGAGCTGTTCGTGCCAAGGCAGGTGCTCGATGGGCTGGAGTCCGGACAGGGCGAGGAACATCCCGTAGAGGGCGAGGTGCATTTCGCGGGCTTCGAGTTCAGGGGTGAGGTGCATGGGAATCTCCTAGGTTGGACAGGGAATGAAACAGCGGTCGGGCCTCGCGACCACGACCGCCGGGAAAAACGAATGAGGGAACTGTTCCCCCGTTCAGAGCTGGGCTTTGAAACTGCGCTTCTGGGCAGGGGTCAACTCGGCGTACGCCTTGAGCAAAGACGCCACCGGATCGGTCTTGCCCATGCCGCGCTTAGCGGCCTTCGCCGCCGCCGCGCCCGTGGCCACTTGCACCAAGTACTTGACCCGGTTGTCCTCCTTGCTGTCCTTCTTGAAGGTCAGCGCGCCACCCTTGCGGCTCGGGTGTGGTTTCACCTTGGACTTCTCGGCCACATATGCCACGGCGAAGACCCGAATGTCCGGGCCGACGATGCCGGCACTGGCGAGGGCATCGGCCCACGCATCCGACTGGGCCTCGATCTGGGCGAACACCTTCGATGCGGCGATGTAGGCGGCGGATGCCTGAATAGCTTTGACTGTCATTTCGATCTCCTGAGTGAATGGGGGAACCGTTCCCCCGTATCGGCTAGAGGCCAATCCCCTAACCGATGCCTCTAGTTTACGGATGGGGACAAAATAAGCCCTGCCAGTAGTGGTTGTCTGGGGGCCGATGGCTGGTTTGGCGACCCCACCCTAGGGTGGGAACCCCTGTACAGGCAAGGCATGGCGTTGTCGTGTGAACACTGTTTCACAACCGCACAACAAATTCCTGTAAACCTTAAGTACACCCCCACCAATTTTTTAAAAAATTCCAAGAATCTCTTGTCAAACTCTAGACATCTCCAGACAAAAAAAGGGCCCCAGCGCAAACTGGGGCCTTAAAACAGGTGAGGGGGAAATGAGACCCCTCGCCCGAGGAGAAGCAGATGACTTGCGACAACTGCCAAAGGGAGTGTACATTACGCCCAACGAGGTTTCAACCTACGCATTAATGTTAGAGCACCTTCTCAGTCCTGAGCTGGACCCGGCCATCTTCGATGTGCCGCCAAAGAACTTTGTCCCCTTGGATAAGGCGGACCCCTCAACGCTCATCGACGCTCAGTCAGCCACAGCGCAGTGGTTGGAAGAGCTAGGACTGACAGAAAAGAACGTGGACGACCAAGCGGGCACGACTGCAGCCCGGGCAGCCTTCGCCGCCATCACCACCGGAACCACGCCGGGCAACATCCAAAACGCCCTGACCACCATGAAGACCCCCGCCGCTGTGCAGCGGCTCGTGGGGATGCTGACTGCCTATGACTGGGAGTTTGTACAGCAGGCCAAAGAGCTTCGAGGCTATACCGTGGCCAAGCTCTTGGAGGAAACCGAGAACCCCAACGCCAATATCCGGCTCAAAGCGCTCGGCCTGCTGGGTAAAGTGACGGAAGTGGGCCTGTTCACTGAGAAGATCGAGGTCAAGCAAGCGCCGGCTAGCGACGCGGAGCTGGACGCTCGGATCAAGGAGAAGTTGGGCAAGTTCATGGGAGTGATCGACGTAGTCGATCTGTCGGCGCAGCCGGTTGAGGATGTAAATCTAGGTGAAAACCCTGACGACACTGACCAAACTGGAGCTTGAGGCGCTGCAAAAAGCCCTGCCGCATATGAATGCGCAGGAAAAGGCAGAGCTTCTGGCTGATTTGGAGGAGCGGGAGAAGCGCGCCCGGCTCGTGGCTGCGCAGGACAACATGCTGGGGTTTGCCACGTCGGTCTATCCGGGGTTCAAAGTGGGCCCACACCACCGCAAACTGGCCAAAATCTTCACGGACGTGATTGAGGGACGCAAAAAGCGGGTGATCATCAACATCGCGCCGCGTATGGGCAAGTCTGAATTCTCCAGCTACCTCTTTCCTGCCTATTTTTTAGGCAAATACCCCCAGAAGAAGATCATCATGGGCACGCACACGGCGGGCTTGTCCGAAGATTTTGGTCGCCGGATACGAAATCTGATTGATTCTGATGAATACAAGGAAGTTTTCCCCGCCACGCTGGTGGCTGACGACCAAAAGGCTGCTGGAAAGTGGTCTACTAGTGCTGGGGGTCAGTATTACGCTGCTGGTGTGGGCGGTGCTCTTGCCGGTCGTGGTGCTGATTTATTTGTTATTGACGATCCGCACTCAGAACAGGACGTAAAAACCAACTCGCGCCTAGCTTTTGATACCGCGTGGTCGTGGTTTCAGACAGGTCCACTGCAGCGCTTGATGCCGGGCGGGGCGATTATCATTATTATGACTAGGTGGAGTTTGCTGGACTTAACCGGCAGGCTGATTGACTACCAAATCAAGAATCCAGAGGCGATTCCGTGGGAAATCGTGGAGTTGCCAGCTATTTTGAACGAGGATACGGAGGATGAGAAATCCCTCTGGCCTGAGCAGTGGTCTCTGGAGTCCTTAAAGTCCACAAAAGCGTCGCTGGACCCCCGGTATTGGAACGCGCAGTACATGCAGCAGCCCACATCGGAGTCCTCAGCCATTGTCAGTCGCAAACAGTGGCGGATTTGGGAGAATGACGAGCCGCCGCCCTGTGATTTCATCATTAGTCGTGGGATACGGCGTTTGAGACCAAGAATAACTCGGACTATTCGGCCTGTACGACGTGGGGAGTCTTCTATAACGAGGAAGAAGGCAACGCCCCGCAGGTTATCTTGCTAGATGCGTTCAAAGACCGGATGACTTTCCCCGAACTGAAGGAAGTGGCGCTTAAACACTATAGAGAGTGGGAGCCGGACTCGTTCGTGGTGGAGAAGAAGGCGGCTGGAGCGCCGCTGATTCAGGAGCTGCGCCAGATGGGGATTGCAGTCCAAGAGTTTACACCCAGTCGCGGAAACGATAAGATGGTGCGACTTAATGCTGTTGCTGATTTATTTAGTAGCGGTAAAATCTGGGCACCGGACACGCGCTGGGCGCGAGAGGTTATTGAAGAAATGGCAGCTTTTCCAGTTGGCGAGCACGACGACTACGTGGATACGACGACTCAGGCATTGCTACGTTACAGACAAGGCGGATTTATCTCATTGGACTCCGACGAGAAAGACGACCGCTACTATGTGCCCCGACGGGCCGCGTACTATTAAGGATATTAGATGGCTACCAACATCGACAAGGCACTGTACCAAACTCCCACAGGGTTAGAAGAATCAATGGACGCCGAGCCCATTGAGATTGAGATCGTTGACCCTGAAGAGGTGACTATTGGTATGG